GGGTGGCGAGCGCAGCAAGGCTGCGCTCGACGAAGAGTTTCTGGCGGGGACGCAAACGCATGGGTTTGGCCTCACTCAGCCCAGCTCGGGCGGCCGGTAAACCCGGGCGCGGGTGCGTGTTGCGGCTGCTGCGGCTGGGCCTGATGCGTGGGCGCACTATAGTTCGGCGTCGACGGAGCATGACCCTGCTGGGGATGAGGCGCGGCATAAGATGGAGCCGCGGCCCCCATGACTTGCGCATAATCCCGATGATCGGGCGTCACGGCGCTGCGGATTTCGTTTTTCTCATCCCCGTTGGTGTCCGTGCCAACATCGATCCGCGCGACAAATTCCAGCCCGTCCAGATCGGCAAAGCCGTTTATCCGGCGCCGAGCCTGCGCTTCAGGGGATTTGTCCTTGTCGGAAAGTCCCCTTGCGGAGTTCAGGATGCCACGCACCAGGCTACGCCCCATATTGGCCCAGTTGGGACCATTGGGGCTGTAGAGCCCGATCATCGACCAAATCTTGCGCTTGGCGTATTGTCCGTCGAGCACGGTGTATTCGGCATCGAGGTAGACGGCGCCAGTATTGCCGCGTTTGGCATAGCCGCCTGTCCAGCCCTGGGCAGGGTCATCAAACCCGCCCGGACGGATCGTCAGGCGCACCTTGGCCAGCGTACCTTTGGGGATGACGTTGGCATTCGACTGCGCGTCGTTGAAATCGTTCCAGAGAGACATAGCTCGGGTCCTTTCAGTTGGAGGAAACGTTGGGTGTGTCAGCCGTCTCGGGGGACGGCTTTGGGAGTTGCGGCGACTGGTAGGTCAGCCGGCGTTCGGCAGGCACGAGGGGCCCGCGGATCTTATCCATCAGCTGACCCAGATGCGGCGTCTCGATCAGATCGAGACGGCCGGACCGGTCCTTGGCGGGGTAGCCCCAAGGGTTCAGAGTTTGACAAACGAAGCCGCGTTGCAGCTGATCACCGTCGCCCTTGATTTCGGCCATGGTGATGACCTGATCGACGATGCCCGGCAGTTCGAGCCCGGTCTTGCTGCCATCGATCTGCGGCACGAAGACCTTGCGATTGAAGTCGTCGAGCTTCTCGTCGAGGATACCGACGAACCAGATGTTCTTGCCGCGGGTGTGCTGCAGGTGGGTCAGCCAGGCGATCATCTCACGGCCATGCAGGCCATAGGCGCCGCGCACATCGGGCTTACCGGTTTTTTCCGAATGGGCTTCGGGCTGGCCCTTGCACCACTGAAAGCAGAGCCGTCCGGCCACGGTGATCGAGTCAATAAACACCGTGTCGTACTTGTCGAGCGCCGCAGGGTCGCCGAACTTCTGGCCGACGGCGGCATAATGGGCGGCGCTGTACACCTGATCATCTCGAAGCGCCGGGTTCGGCCCGCCGATGAAAACCGCGAAATCCCGGCATTCCGTCCAGGTGCGCGGCCGGATCGCATCGACCGCAAGTCCCTCGATGGCCAGATCACCGGCTTCAAGATCAAAGAACAAGGTGGTTGAGTTCCGTAGCGTCCAAAGCAGGCTGGTTTTCCCAATGCCAGAAGGGCCGAAAATGACGCCTTTGATGCCACGGGATTCCGCCATGCGCTGATCGGCGGTGATGATGGGGAGCGTGCCAATCATGACAGCACCTCACCGTCAGGACCGGACAACCCGTTCTGGGTCAAGATCGCTTCGAGGCAGTCGCCAAACCGCCATGTCGGGTTTTCAGCCCAAAACTGATCTGCCTGACGCAATGCTTCACGCCACTCGCGCAATGCGGCGCTATCGTTGGCGATCTGCTGGTGGCGGATCTCGATGGCCCGAGCAAATTCGGCGCGCGTCAACTGGCGTGTCGAGACAAGCGTCGTGCCCTCGAGATCCATGGCAACGGCCGCGGGCAGCGAAAACGGTAATTCCGTCTGTTCTGGTGCCGCCGCTTGCTCAGCCCGGAGTTTCAGGCGGCGAGCCCGTGTGTCGATCCGCGTGACAACGCCATCGATGCCAGCGAGATACTGACCATCTGCATCGATATCGTCCCAACGGTTGACGGCTGCCTGCCGCTTGTTGATCGCGCGACCCGCGATCACTTCGCCGACAATCTCGGTGACAACATCATTCAGTCGCATATGTCCCATTCTGGACCTCCCGTTCGTAAAGGGTGCTAAAGTCGGTGAGCCAGGCCGCCGCGCGCCGGATCGGCATGGTGTCAACGGCATGGCGAGACGCGGGTGGAACACGGCGCACCGCCTCTGCAGGGCTTGGCTGCTCATCGATGCGCTCAATGATCTCTTCGATCCGACCGCAGATCGCGCGATCCTCTTGCGTCCCAAACACCGCGATCTGGCGCGCCCGCATTTCCGGCGTCAGGGGTGGTGGGCGATCTTCCTCGAGGCGCTGGACGCTTTCCTGGATGCGCTTCAGGCGGTCTAGTGAGCGTTGCAGCCGATCCTCTGCGGCGCGCCGGACCGCAGAACGCGTTGGTTCCTCGCCCCGCTCGAGTTTGTCGTCGAGGGTACGGCGCACCCAGCCTGGCTCAGCGACCTCTGCATCTCGGATCAAGCGCGCATCGTGAATCTGGTCGCGGCGCAGACCAAGATCGGCCATGGTGACGATCGCGTTGTCGCCGCCAACACGATTTGGGCCATCGGAATGCGTTTCAACGTTGGGGTCACCAACCTTGAAATTCCGACCGCCGCCGTGTCCGGCGACGTCACCACGCTCCTGCGCCGCATCATACTCGTCGGCGAGACGCCGCTTGGCAGCGGCTTCAATTTCGAGGGCGTCAGCCTGCGCGCGGTGTGCGGCAGCCACGAGATCGTCATGGGCGGCTTTTGCGTTTTTGAGCCGCGCGGCCCGTTTGGCCACATCATAAGCCAAACCGGCGGCTTCACGGGCCTCGAGCACTTCCGCCGCTGTCTTGGCGCTGGCCAACATCGTGGCGGCACGATCAATCAAGCCGGGAAGGTTCTCACCGGCCAAGGAAATGGGGGTGAGCGCAGTCATTTCCGCGCCTCCGCCGGCTCCAAAGTCACTTTCAGCGCGCCCACTTTCACCGTGCGCGCGGGCTCGAAGCCGTCACGCCAGGCACCTGGCAACGCATTGTACTTGCGCTCCGAGATGGTCAGCTTGGTGTCGATGAACTCGGCCGGGTCCTCGCCGCTGTCGGCAATGTTCCGGGCAATCTGCGCCAGCTTTTCCTGGTTCCAGTCGACGCGCTTGGGCAAATCGGCGACCACGGTGTAGTCGCCATCGGCGAGGCGGACAGTGCCGGTGTCCTTGCCGCAGGCCCGACGCGCCTCGGCGGCACGGGTGGCATAACGCACCTCAAGGGCGGCGCTGAACCGGGCTGTCGCGGCCTTCAACTGTTTGCTCGCGTGATCAAGCTCGCCTTGAAGGACGGCCAGCAACTCGACCGGCATCTGCGCCAGATCGCCAGTCGCCATATTGAGCATTTCGTCCACGCTCGGGGTGTTTTCGGGATAAGTCATGGGGGCTCCTTTTTGGGGGATGGGTCAGGCGGCGACGGCAGCGAGCTGCGTCACGGCTTCATTGGTTCCGCGCGTCTTGGGCCGCGCGATGGCGAGATAGGAAAACAGGTCCGGTCCAAGGCGCTCTTGGACGAGGTGGACGAGTCCTTGGCCTTCGGTCCAAAAGGCCCGCTTGCCCAAGAGGGCCAGTTCCGTGCGCTCATTGTCCCCAAGCTTGGAAAGCCCCGGAAACGTATCGAGCACCAGAAACCCGCGGTGGTATTCCAGACGGTCGCCGGGCAAAGCCTGGGCCACCCAAGCGCAGAACTGGATTTCCGTCAGCGGCGCCTTCGGCCGGATTGTGGTGATGGTTGCGATGGTCATGATCTTGCTCTCCTCGCCCTGCTTCTACTCACGCGGTCTGAAAACCGTCCCAGCAGGGGCCGAGGCCGTAGGCGGTGAGAATTGGGCGAAGGCCAGAGATCCGGCGATGGAGGGTTGAGCGTTTGACAGCGCTGTGGGCGACCAGGTCAGAAACGGTGAGCTGGGATAGGGCGCGGCAGAGCTGGCGATCACCATTGCTCAGACGGGCCAGAACGCATTCGGTCGCAAGTCGTGCATGCTGCATGTCGATGTCCAAAGGGCGCTGACCGTACCAGCTCGCTAGGCCATCGTCCTCGAGCAGCAGATTTTTCAGAGGCTCGCGGCTGCCGGCCATCGGCGCATCGAGCGAAAACATCCACCCGTCCTGCGCCCGCCGCTGACGCTGGATGCGCATCGCGATACGCGATGACTGGTTGCGCAAGACGATATTGGCGAAGGCGCCAACGCTGCCGCGGCGCGCGTCAAATCCGGGCAAGCGGCAAATGAGATCGAGCAGTAGATCCTGGGAGAGATCCTCGAGGTCAGCTGGCGGCAGATGCAATTTGCGGTGCAGGCGACGTGCGGCGCGATTGGCCTCGTCGATCAGCGTGACAACGTCGGCGGCAGATAATCTGGTGGGCATGATCGGGGTCCTCGAAGCTCGATTTCTCTTGCTCCGAACTTCGCCGACCCTGGCCCGCCTTTGGTGTGTTTGTGGTGTGTGTTTGGTGTGTGAAAAGTGTGTCGCAGGCTCAGCCCACGATTTCGACCTCTTCACGGTTCAGTGCCAAGCGGTAGCCAATGCCTCGAACCAAAACGAATAATTCGTCGACCTCCGCACGCGCGAGGCCGCAGCCGATCAGCGCGTTGCGCAGATCCCGAATGATCTCTTTGGGCTCACGGCCTGTCTTGATCTCGATTTCTTGCTTCTTCAGCCGCGGGTCAGGTCCAACTGCTTGCTCGGCAAAGAGACGAACCAAGGCGAGCATCTGCGAAGGAAGGTCCAGGACCCGCCCGTCCAGTGTCACCGCTTGGCTACTGCGATGAACAATCAAACGAACCCGATGGCCGGTGGGATGGAAAGAATCGAACGACATCACTTCAACGCCGTTCCCATCCGCGCGAAGGATCTCGGCGACTTCATGAACGTCGATTTCCATGTCGCGCAGGCGGATGGCACTGGCTTGGTCAATCTCATCGAAGACCACAATCAGCGGCGTGCCCCCGGCGAGCGATTTCAAAAGCATTGAAATGCCCGGCACAAACATATCCCGGGGCGAGCGGCACAAAAAGATGCTGCGCCCCGTCGTCGCCTTGCCCATCGACCAAAGCCCGGCGGAAATCGCCACCGGCGCCCCCGTCAACTTGCCCGCCGCCGCGATGGCCGCGATCAACTGCTCTCCATCGATCCGATAGCGGATAAGGTCGTTCGGCTCGAGGATGACATCCTGACTGGGGTCGAGCGGGCAGCAGGCGACGAGCTTGCCGTCGATTTCCTGGATCATCCGCGCATCATAGCCGCAATCGCAATGCGCACAGGTGCCCCAACTGTCGATCTTGCGGTCTTCGATCAGGATGCGCGCCCTGAGCAGCTTGTTGATTTCGGCCTCGGGGAAGCGCCGCAGCAATCGGCCGGAAACTTCAGGGCGCGCGCCTGTCTTATTCAGCCGCTTCCACAACCAGATCAGGATCATGGTCTTTCTCCAACCCGTTGCGTGTTATCAGCGTGTGGATCGATTTCTCGAACCGCGTGCGGCGGAAGGCCAAGGTCCCGGGAGGTTTCAGCCGCACTGTGGACTGGGCTGGCTTCTTTTTGCCCACATAGAAAAACACACGGAACGTGATCTCGCCGAGCCGCCAGCCGTCCCGAAAATCCACCTCGCTGGTGGCAAAGTTGCGCAATGCGCCATTGGTGTCTTTGGTCACCCAGCTGCGTAGATGCCGCGAGGCCTGCGCGTCCTCATCCCATTCGAAGAGGTCAGCCGCGGCCGCGACAATGGTTACGCTGTGGATGGCGTCATCATGCCTGTGCTCGAAGGCAAAGTTGGGGCCTGCCTTGGAGATGGGATCCAGCGTGTAGAGATCACGTGCGTGATCACCGGCGAAGAAGCCGGGGCGGCCCAGCACATGGGTGGCGAAGAACTCCGCCAGTTCGACCTGCTGGGATTTCAGGACGCCGCCAATCAGAAGACGCCCCTCGGTCGCATTATAGCGCAGGGCCGCGTATTTGACCGCACGGACCGTGATGATTTCTTCACGATCGCCCGAAACCACAGGCGTCGTCTTGACCGGGGCACCATGGCTCAAGACCAAATTGAATTCGTCGTTTTCGTCATAAGGCGCCAAACGGCAATAACCGCCCTGTAGGTCCTTGGCGAAGAGCGCCGCTGCGGCGGCCTCGAACGTCACGCCAACATCGTCGGTGAAATCTGCCGGTACATCTCGCTCCGGTCCACGAAACTCGGCCATCGCGGTCGGTGCACGCAGTGCCATCTGGTCCGCAGCGACCTCGAACAGATCGTGGTGGTAGAGATAAACGTGCAGCGCGACGTGTTTGGGGTCCTGTTCTGCGGGTGCATCTGCCGTCTGCTCAGGGTCGGCAGGCTCGAACAGTGTGATCTGTTGGCGCCGCGCCGCGGACAGTATCGTCTCCAACCCATGTGACGTGCCCAATTCCGCAATTCGGTGCAGGTCAGCCACCAGCCCCTCGGACCAGTCGTTGACGGGCTGGTCGAAATACTCTGCCAGCAGACCACGATGGTCTGCCTCTTCATCATCAAAGGCGATTGGTGCCGCCCCACCAGCGAAATGGCGCTCGAAGAGCTGGCGCATGAGCATGGGATCAATGGTCTTCAGGAAACGTGGGTTCACGAACTTCTTGAGATTGCCGGCCATGGCGAATCCTTTCTGTCGGGGAAATAATGTTCATCTTATGTTCTCACGGCAACAGGTCAATCATCGCGTTGGGCGTGGGACGGTTTCCAAAAGGCGTGAGTAGAAGCTGGGCGAGAGAACGACCCGGGAAACCTCATGAAACGCCCCAACGCCCTACAACCCGACCGCATGAACGCCCAGGAACGCCGCAGCGAGCTTTGCAGCTTGCTGGCGCTTGGCCTTGTCCGGCTGCACCAAAGAGAAAGTCGGCAAAATACTGATATTTATGGAGAAAGTTCGCTACACAACTCAGCGTGTCCGAGCATTCATGCAGGTCCAAGCAGAAAGGAAGCAACATGAACGCTCTAAACTCAGCATTGCACACGGATGCCCTACGCCGTCCATTTAAACGCCCCAACGCACTGCACCCAGACCACATGACTGCCCAAGAACGTCAGGCTGAGATTTGCAGTCTGCTCGCGCTAGCCATCGCGCGGCCAAATATGCGCGCTCGCGAAAATCCGGCTGAAAACGGTGGAAATGAACGCTGGCGGATCGAGGCACAGCCACGCCGTCTTGCCCCTCGAAATCGAAAGCAGCTCTCATGAAGGAACATGATCAAATTCCTGCGCGCATCGCAGCGTTGAAAACCACCCCAACTACAGAGTTGAAGAAACAATGGCGGGAGCTGTTTGACCACGAACCCCCCCCCTTCAACCGCCGCTACCTCGAGAGCCGTTTGGCCTATCGCATCCAGGAATTGGCCTTTGGCGGGTTAAAGCCTGAGACGGCTCGTTATCTTGAGAAGCTCGGCGAAGATCTGGACGGCGGTGATCCATCGCGGCGGCGCATCCGTGTGGACAATGTGCCCATCACGGGCACGCGCTTGCTTCGTGAGTGGCAAGGCGTCGAGCACGTCGTCACCGTAACCAATGAGGGCTTCGAATGGCAGGGGCGACCCTACAAATCGCTCTCCGCAATTGCCCGCGCCATCACAGGCACACGCTGGAATGGCTGGGTATTCTTTGGCTTGAAAAATTACAGGAGGCGGACATGAACAAACCGATCCTGCGCAAACTGCGTTGCGCCGTTTATACACGAAAATCCAGCGAGGAAGGTCTCGAGCAGGAATTCAACTCGCTCCATGCCCAACGCGAAGCGTGCGAAGCTTACATCGCGAGCCAACGCTCCGAGGGTTGGGTGGTGCTCCGCGAACAATATGACGACGGCGGCGTCTCCGGCGGCACACTGGAGCGCCCAGGCCTCAAAGCTCTGATGCAAGATATCGAGGACGGCCTGGTCGACGTGGTCGTGGTCTACAAGATCGACCGTCTCAGCCGCTCGCTGGCGGATTTTGCCAAGCTGGTTGAGGTATTCGACCGGACCGGCGTCACCTTTGTGTCCGTCACCCAGCAGTTCAACACGACGACCTCGATGGGGCGGCTGACACTGAACATCCTACTCAGCTTCGCCCAGTTCGAGCGTGAAGTGACCGCCGAACGAATCCGTGACAAGTTTGCCGCCAGCCGCAAGAAGGGAATCTGGATGGGCGGTGTGCCGCCCTACGGTTACCGCGTCGAAAATCGAAAGCTGATCATCGATGAGGAAAAGGCCGAGCATGTCCGTTGGATTTTCGCCCGGTTCCTTGAAATCGGGTCTGCCACAGAGCTTGCGCGGCAACTCGATCGGCGCAGACTGCGAACCCCCAACGGAAACAGGATGGACAAGAAGTATCTGTATCGGCTGCTTAAAAATCGCGCCTATATCGGCGAGGCCGTGCACAAAGGTGAGAGCTACCCGGGAGAGCATGAGTCGATCCTTGAGCAGGACACATGGGACAAGGTCCATACGATCCTACAGGAAAGCCCTCGCACGCGTGCGAACAAGACGCGGGCAAACACACCAGCGCTTCTGAAAGGCTTGCTCTACGGCCCCGATGGGGCGGCGTTCTCTCCGACCCACACGCGTCGGCGTGGTAAGCTTTATCGATACTACGTTAGTCAGACCGTATTGAAGCATGGTGCAGGATCTTGCCCGATCGGCCGAGTGCCCGCCGGAGAAATCGAAAGCGCCGTCATTGAACAACTGAGGGTTGTGTTCCGCCAACCGGAAATCGTAGCAGGCACATGGAAAGCGGCCTGCGAACAGTCCAGCGAGATTTCTGAGGCTGACGCGCGCAGCGCACTCTTGCAACTCGACCCACTTTGGGACGAACTGTTCCCAGGCGAACAGGCGCGCATTTTGGGGCTGATGGTCGAACGCGTCGATATCGAGGAAGCCGGCATCAACGTGCGGCTCAGAGTGGATGGGTTGACGAACCTTGCCCGCGAAATGCCCGTCAACCACGCGGAGGCAGCGGAATGACCAGAAACGCCTCCAATCCCAATACCATAACTGTCAGGGTCCCGTTTCGCGTTGTAAAACGCGGCGGGCGCAAAGAAGTCCAACTCCCAGAAGGCGCCTCAATCCCGAGGAGAACAGACAATACGCTCGTCAAAGCCCTTGCCCGCGCATTCCGTTGGAAACGGATGATCGAGTCCGGCGAGTTCGCATCGATTTCTGAACTTGCCGCAAAGGAGGGGATCGCCTTTACCTACATGGCACGTTTGATGCGGTTGTCATTACTGGCGCCAGATATGGTCGATGCCATCGTTGACGGTCGACAGCCAGCGAACGTCACGCTTGCAAATCTGATGGATCCATTCCCGCTGGAATGGAAGGAACAACGAATGGCGCTAACCCAAGAGCGAGGCGAGAGCCGCAACGCTCATCTGTAAGGCGTCGAGGACTGGACGGCCTGGCCTTCAAAGGTCGGGTTACTCAGCCTGTTCGGGTCATCTTTTTGCAAACATTGCGGCAAGAGCGTCTCTGGCTCGAGCTAAGCCTTCATCGGTCAAGGTGAGCGATTTTGCCTTACCGCTCGGATCGTGGATCAGCCCCTTCGCATGAAGACGATCCGTTATTTCCCAGTCGATCCCTTTCCAAACACGATTCACGTCATGTAGCGTCAAGCTGAGTATGGCGAGCGCCGCATCGTCAAGCCGATCGGTATCGAGTTCAAATTCTGCCATTTTGGACCTCCGTTCACCTCAAAATGGTCAAAAACACAAGGTTTCTCAATCTGGCCGCCGAAATGCGGTGCCATCCGCTACAGAGAAATGTTCGATCTCCGTTCCATGGAAAAACAAATCTCTGGCGTCGAAGTGCTTAGCGGAGAACGAAAATTGTTAAACATTTACGAATAGTTAACGGCCTTACACCTTGTCGGGCCGGTCGAGAGGTGCAGAGAAAATGGGGCTGGAGAGAGCACTATCCATCACGGCGCGGGCCGAAGCAGTGCAGAGCACCGCGGCCATAACCCTCTAAAATAACGGAAAATTCTGGCTACGATTGTGGGCAGAGAAATGTTTGCCCAAGGTAGGTGGCGGAGGAGGTGGGATTCGAACCCACGGTAGACTTTCACCTACGTCGGTTTTCAAGACCGGTGCATTCGACCACTCTGCCA